GGTGCAGGCTTGGGCCGATGCGGCCGAGCTGGAGCCGCAAGCGGCGGCCGATAGCATCATCACCGAGGCCGATGCCTGGCAAGCGGCGCTGTATGCGATCCGCGCGGCCCGCCTCAAGGGCAAGCAGCGGGTGCTCAAGGCCACCAGTCACGACGCCGCCGAGGCGCTGACTGACGCTGCTATCGCAGAGATCCGCGACAGCATCGCCGGGGTCGGCAACGCTGCCTAACCCCTGATTCAACCGCCTTGAGCGCCCCGCATTGTCGGGGCGTTTTTGTTTGTGCAGAAGACCGCGCCGGGCGCGGTCTTCTGCTTTCTGGAGAGTGAACCTTATGAGTTTCTTTCACGGCGTCACGACCACTTCGGTCGATACCGGCGCACGCACCATCTCGCTGCCGTCGTCCTCGATTATCGGGCTGTGCGACACCTTCACCCCGGGCGGCCTCGGTGGCGGCACCGCCAAGGCGGGCGAGCTCAAGCTGATCACCACCGAACGCGAAGCCATTGCTGCCTTCGGCGCCGATGCGGCGATCACCAAAGCCTGCCAGGCGATCTACAGCAAAGCCAAAGCGGTGATTGTCGCCATCGGCGTGCTCAAGCTGGAAGACGTTGCACTGCAGACCTCGGCGATCATCGGCGGGGTATTGGCCTCGGGTCAGCGGACCGGCCTGCAGGCCTTGCTCGACGGCAAAAGCCTGTTCAACGCGCAGCCGCGGTTGCTGATCGCGCCGGGACATACGGCCACGCAAGCGGTAGCCACGGCGCTCGATAGCCTGGCGCAGAAACTGCGGGCCATCGGCATCATCGATGGGCCAGGCACCACTGATGAGGCGGCCATGGCCTACGCCGAAAACTTCGGTAGTCGCAACCTGTTCATGGTCGACCCGGGCGTGCAGTACTGGGACACCGGCACCAGTAAGACGGTCGATGCGCCGGGCTCAGCTTGGGCGGCGGGCTTGTTCGCCTGGACCGATGCGACCTATGGTTTTTGGGCGTCGCCGTCGAACAAGGAGTTCGTCGGCATCACTGGCACGACCCGAGCCGTCGAGTACCTGGACGGCGACGAGACCTGCCGGGCCAACCTGCTCAACAACGCCAAGATCACCACGATCATTCGCGACGACGGTTACCGCCTGTGGGGCAACCGCACGCTGTCGAGTGATCCGAAGTGGGCCTTTGTCACCCGGGTGCGCACGCTCTTCATCCTCATGGATGCGGTGCAGGCCGGTCACAAATGGGCCGTTGACCGCTCGATCACCAAGACCTACGTCAAGGACGTCACCGACGGTCTGGAGGCGTTCATGCGTGACCTGAAGAATCAGGGCGCGGTGATCAACTTCGAGGTGTACGCCGACCATGAGTTGAACACGGCCAGCCAGATCGAGCAGGGCAAAGTCTATTGGCGCATTCGCTTCACCGACGTGCCGCCGGCAGAAAACCCGAATTTCCTTTTCGAAGTCACCGACCAGTGGATGACCGAAGTTCTTGAAGCTGCCTAAGGGGGCCTAGCCAATGATTCCTCAAACTTTGTTTAACACGAACCTGTTTGTTGACGGGATCAACTTTGCCGGCGATGTGCCGAGCCTGACCCTGCCCAAGCTGACCAGCAAGACCGACGAATATCGCGGTGGCGGCATGGCCGGTTCCATCGAGATGGATCAGGGCCTGGAAAAAATGGAGGCCTCCTTTGTCACCAAGGGCGTGCGCCGTGAGTCGCTGAAGTACTTCGGCCTGGCCGATGGCACGGCCTTCAATGCGTCTTTCCGTGGTGCCTTCAAGGGGCATAAAGGGGCCGTGACGGCGGTGGTTGCCACCCTGCGTGGCCGGCTCAAAGAGGTCGATCTGGGGGACTGGAAAGCCGGTGATCCGGCGGAAATCAAACACGCGATTGCGGTCACTTACTACAAGCTCGAAATCGACGGTCGCCTCATGTACGAAATCGACATGGTCGCCGGCATCCAAGTGATCGACGGCAAAGACCAGCTCGCGGACGTACGCGCCGCGCTCGGCCTCTAAGGGAATAGATCCAGATGATGATTCAAGCTGAAAAAGTGTTGCCGTCCTGGTTGTTGGTCACTGCTGAACACGCTGTCGTGACCCTTTCACGTCCCAGTGAAGCCAACGGGGTGACCGTCGACAAAGTCACCCTGCGTTCTCCGACCCTGCGCGACGAGCGTGCGGCCGACCGGGCGGCCCAAGATGATGCCGAACAACGCGAGCTGATGTTGTTTGCCAGTCTGACGGAGGTGGGCCTCAAGGATCTTGAAGGCCTGAAGCTGTTGGATTACCACCGGTTGCAGGAAGGCTATTCGCGGCTGGTGCCACAACTCACCGATCCGACGTTGCTCCCGTCCTGGTTGTCGGTGACGGCAGACAATGTGCTGGTGACGCTCTCGTGCCCGACCGAGGTCAAGTCGGTGCAGGTCGATACGTTGAGCCTGCGCTCGCCGACGGTGCGCGAAGTGCGGGCGGCGGATCGTGCGGCCAATGGCAACGCCGAACAGCGCGAACTGACCTTGTTCGCTGAATTAACCGGCGCCGACATTGCCGATCTGGAGGGCCTGAAACTGGTGGACTACTACCGCTTGCAGGCCGGCTATTTTCGCCTGGTGCACGACGACGGGGTTTAATCCTGGCGTCATGAAAATGGTGGCGAAACGTCTGGCGGCGGAGACTGGATTTTCCGCCGCCGAGATTCAGACGATGCCATTTGCCGAGATGGTGTGGTGGCTCACGGATTGAGCCGCTACCGGTAACGCTGTGCAACTGGGAGCCAGGATATGGCGAACAAGATCGCCCTCGGGCTAGTTATTGGCGGCGCCGTCAGTTCGACGGTCGGCGCTGCCTTCAAAGATGTGACGGGGCGGATCAAGCGTCTCGAAGCGGAAGGTAATAAGGCGCGCGTGCTGCAGCGCACGATTGGCGACACCATTCGCCTTCGCGATGAATGGAAAAAAGCCCATGACAGCGGCGCCGCTGGGGCGTCCAAACTGTTGAACCGACTGAACTCCAACCTAGACAGTTTGAAAAAGCAGGGCGTCGAAGTCGGCCGGCTGGACAAGGCTTATCGTTCCCTGGGCCAGGCCGCCAACAAGGCCGAGTTCAAGGCCAAGGGCTATCAGCAGCTCGATGCCGGAAAGTCCGGTATGAAAGGTGCGGTCGGCGCGGCGGTGGTGGGTGTCGGCGCCTTGGCCGTGCCGACAAAGGTCAGCGCGGACTTTGGCGCCATTGTTCGTGACATCGCGATCAAGGCCGGGATTGCCAACAAGCCACAAGAACAGGAGATGTCGCGCAAGATCATCGACACCTCGCGCGACACCGGCATGGCGCGCAATGACGTGGCCGATGTGGTCAACCAGTTGGTTGGCGCCGGTATGGAGTTGAGCAAGGCCTTGGAGTACGCGCCGGTCGCGGCCAAATTTGTCGTGGGGCAGGGGTCGAACGGAGTCGATACGGCGAAGATGATCAACGCGCTGGGGCAAAACGCCAAGATCACCGACCCCAAACAGATGCAGCAGGCGCTGGAGGCCATTGCCTATCAAGGGCAGGCGGGCAGCTTCGAAGCTGCCGACATGGCCAAGTGGTTCCCCGAGCTGCTGGCCAACATGGGCAGCCTGGGCATCACCGGCATGGATGCGGTGACGCAGTTGGGTGCCATGCTGCAAGTGCAGATGAAGTCGGCCGGCGGCGCCGATGAAGCAGCGAACAACCTCAAGAACTGGATGAGCAAGATCGGCTCGGGCGACACCGTCAAGGCGTATGAAAAGGCCGGCATTGATTATAAGGGCTCGATGCAGACCGGTTTACAAAACCATATGTCCACGCTGGAAACCAGCATGGCGCTGGCGCAGAAGTACATTCAGGCCACCGATCCGAAGCGCGCGGCGGCGATGGCCGAGGCGACGGCGAAGATCAGCAAAGAGTCTGACCCGGAGAAAGCCAAGGCCATGATGGCCTCGCTGGAGGAATCATTGCGCACCGGCGACCTGTTCGCCGATATGCAGGTCAAGGCGGCGCTGTCGGCCTACATGCAGAACAAGGCGCTGTACAGCCAGCTGAAAAACGATTCACGCGATGCCACCGGGATCCTCGACAAAAACCTCAGCGAACGGCGCGAGTCGTCGTCGCAGAAATGGGCTGAGATGGCGCAGTCGATGGATGACGCCATGCGCAGCGTGGGGGATGCGCTGCGTCCGGTGACGGATACCGTGGCCGAGACGCTGACCAAAGTCACCAAGGGCATTACCTCGCTGTCTGACAGCACGCCCGGGGTGGTGACAGGTATCGCGTTGGTCGGCGGTGGGATGGTCACCCTCGCCGGGCTGTTTAGCTCCTTCAAGATGGCGAAAGGGGTGGTCAACCTGGCGCGCGGCTCGTTAGGCGGCAAGTCCGGCTCGGTGCAAAAGGTCTTTGTGACCAACTCCGAGGACGGCGCCGGCAAAGATGCAGCGCCCAAGGGCAAGGCCGGCAAAGCATTGTCGCTGGTGGAAACCGGGCTCAAGGCGGTGGCGGCCTTCAAGGGTCAGTCTGCCGATGGTGACGACGATAAAGCGAACGGCAAAGACAACAAGAAGGCCGGCAAATTCGATCTGGTCGCGACCGGGCTCAAGGTGGTTTCGCTGGCGAAAGAAGCGAGCTCTGAGAGCGGTGAAGCGGGGTCGGTTGACGACGGCGTCAAGAAGGTTTTTGTCGTCAACGCGGGGGCCATCGGTGGCGCCGTTGAGGGACCTGGCGAAACGCGGCGGCGTGGTCGCGGTTCAAGACGCAATCCTTCGCGTCGTCGGCCGGGATCGCCTCGGGCGGGTGGTTCGGTACGACCACCAGTGCCCCGGCCACCGATCCCGGGGCCAGTCCCTGGTGCTGTAATGAGCAAGCTCGGGGCTGTCGCGCAAACGGTCGGTAAAATCGGCAAGGTCGGCAAGATCATCCCGGGCGGTTCGCTCATGGAAGCCGGCGCCATGGCGTTCGATACGTATGTGAACGCCAAGACCAAGGACGAAAAGGCCGAGGGTTACGGAGCTGCCTCCGGTTCGCTGGCAGGCACCATGGCTGGTGCGGCGGCGGGGGCTGCCATCGGTTCGGTGGTGCCGGTCATCGGCACCGCAATCGGCGGGTTGATTGGCGCCTTCCTGGGCAGTCAGGGTGGCCAAGCGTTGGGCGGATCCTTGGGCAAGTCGCTGTTTGGTGGCGATGATGAAAAACCTGAGGAAAAGCCGGCGCCACTGGTGACGCCGTTGCTAATGGGGCCGCGCCCTGGGCCGGCGGTTCCCAGCTTGGCCGTCATGGGCCAGTCGCTCAATGAGTCGAAAGGTTCGGGCAATCCGGCGAACAGTTCAGGCGCGTTGCTGATGGCTCAGGTGCCGGCTCCCCAACGGCCGGTACCG